CAGACAAAGGAATGGACACCCCTGGTGATATCTCCACGTGTCCAGGAGGCAATGATGGCTATCAAGGAGGTCCTCAAGGACGGTGAGGAGCACTCAATCAAGGACATCAAGGCTGCTATCAAGGGCCTAGGCTCCCGTGAGCGCTACATCTACGATGCCCTGAAAGCCATGCCAGAGGTAGTAGGCCATAACCACGGTCGTGGAGGCTCATTCTACCGCTTCAAGACCCCTGAGAGGCTCGCAGAGGAGAAGAGGGCTATTCACCCTGCGGTAGCTAGAGACACTCAGATAGCCCGTGAGAAGGACGACAAGCGCTCTCCAAAGCACGCTGCGCTTCGTGATCGAGTTGAAGAGGTTCTCCCTGGATACGACCCTGTGGTGTCCATTGCAGAGATCGCCAATGACGCCTCAGTGCCCATTGCTATTCGCTTGGAGTGCCACAGAGATGTCGCACGCTATACCACTCCTCAAGTGAAGGCCACTGAGATCACCTCTGATGACCAACCAATAGCGCTAGCTTTTAAATGGGAGGCCTGATGCCTAGAAATTACCAGAGAGAGTGGGAGCTGCGGAAGGAGTATGACAGTAAGCCCAGCGTCAGAGCCAAACGCAACGCTCGAATGAGAGCCAGACGCACTCTCCTCACCCAGCACGGTGAATCTGCCCTCAAGGGCAAGGATGTCGATCATAAGAACCGTAATGCCAATGACAACTCTCCTGGCAATTTGAGAGTGAGAAGTCAGAAGGCTAACAGGGGCTGGCGCAAGGGTAAGAGTGGCTACCGTTAAGTTAATGGCTTACTACAGTGGACGACTAATGAAGACAGACAAATACGGGAAACTCTTCAATGGAGAGAGACCGCCCAAGGACTCCCAACCGTGTAAGGACCATTCTAAAGAGAAAGTAAAAGAAGGTAGCTGTTGTAAGGAGCAGGGTAATGGCAAGTGAAGAACTAAAGAATTATGGGGGAGGTAAAGTTGGAAAGTTCAAGCGCGGACGTGTCAAAACAATTACAATTCCATACAAGCCTTACCCACACCAGAGAGAGATTCACTCTCTTATGGACTCGCATAGGTTCACAGTCATCGTGGCTGCCCGCCGTTCTGGTAAGACCGTGGCTGCTGTCAACCACCTTATCGCTAGGGCCTTATCTGCATCTGATGGACGATCTCGCTATGCCTATGTTGCTCCTACTTATAGGCAAGCCAAGCGTATAGCATGGGACTATCTCAAATCTTTTAGTTCCTGTGTTCCGATGATCAAATTTCACGAGGGAGAGTTGCGAGCTGACCTCCCCAACGGCTCAAGGATACAACTATATGGCATCGATAACGCTGATTCTCTCCGTGGTCAATACTTCGATTCTGTTGTACTGGATGAATACGGAAACTTCCCAGTGGGGGCGTTCGATAAAGTCATCAGACCAGCACTTGCCGACAGACAAGGATCCTGTATGTTCTCAGGAACGCCCAACGGGAAAGCAAACGATTTCTTTCAAAAATGGACTCACGCGGGTGAGGGACACCCTGGCTGGGCTAGGTACCAAATTAACTGGAATGAAGCGAGTACCCTCAAGCAAGAAGAAATAGACGCTATGGAGAAGACCATGACCCCTGAGGAATTCTCTCAGGAGTTATTGGCACAGTTCACCTCAGCAGTCCGTGGAGCCTATTACGCTGACCAGATGAATAAGATGGAGCTGGATAATCGCATCACTACAGTCCCATACGAACCCAAACTCCCAGTACACACCTTCTGGGACTTGGGCATCTCTGACAGCACCGCAATCATCTTCGCACAGTTCCAGGGTCAGGAGATACGCTTGATTGACTACATTGAGGAGTCAGGCAAGGGCCTTGATTACTTCATTAGACAGCTTCAGGAGTACGACTACATCTACGGTGAGCATTGGGGTCCTTGGGATCTCAAGGTTCGTGAGATGTCATCAGGCATGTCTAGGGTGCAGATCGCATCGGAACTTGGAATGCACTTCAACATCGTGCCCAAGATGCCTGTGCAGGACGGTGTGAACGCTGTCAGAAGCATTATGCATCGCACCTGGATTGACAAGGGTAACTGCGACAAGCTCCTCTCCGCTCTCTACGAATACCACAGGGAGTATGACGACAAGAAGGGCATCTTCAGGCAGAAAGCTGTGCATGACCACTCATCTCACGGTGCTGACGCCATGCGGTATTTGGCTACGGCTCAGGAGATGGTCACCAACGCAGCAAGTATTGTGTCTGGCGCGAAAAGACCGAGAGTTTACAGCTCACTTCACTGAAACAGATTCTTTGAATCAGTTTCTTCAGTCATCTCCGGAACGGAGATAGACACTAAAACGGATACCCAAGATGGCTAACAAATTTGAAACCTACGTCAACTCATATACAGACCTTAACGAAGCCTACCAAAAGAATTCTAGAGGCTTAACCAAGCAGCAATGGGGGGCCAACCATTGGAAGAATCATGGCTCCAAGAACGCTAATAGATCGCTCACAGGTCCCTCGAATACAGACAACGGTGGTGAGGAATCTGATCAGCCTGACAACCCTTTCGAGGATACCCAGAAGGCGATACAGGATTTAATTAATACCCAAAATCAGGCTAGAGAAAATCAACTGGCGCAACAGAAACAATTTGATCTTGATGAGACCGAAAGAAAAAGGAATATGAATTGGGGGGGTCGATTCAATTCTGCACTAGGCAGTACCGTGTTTGGGAGAAATAACGGTCCCAAAAAACGAAGATCATTCTTATCACCTAACTGGTGGGGAAACAACAATGGCTAAAGCAACAGCAGCGCAGGCAAAGGCAGCAAAAACTAAAAGAGACAGTATCATGAAAGGCCGTAAAGGTCTTGTGGGCAAGATGAAGGAAGCCCGAAAAGCCGGAAACAAGGATGCGGCAAAGAAATACCGTGATCAGGTTATCGCTGAAGGCAAGAAAGTCAAAGCGCAAGATCAGATACGACTTAGCGCAAAGAGTAAGTCAGGCTTAAAGACCCATGCCAAGGCTATTGGTGGCCATTGGGACAAGAAGGTTGCTGATATGAAGGAGCGTCTTGCCAAGGTAACCAAGAAGGGGAATGCAGGTGCTATTGCATCTCACAAGAAGGCTGTAGGTATTCTTGAAGAGCGCCTGAAGAAGAATAAAGAACGTGTCAGCAAGTGGCTCTGAGGAATAGATAATGGCAATGGATTACGCAAGGTACATGGTTATGTATCCAGATGTATACGATATGTTCAGGAAGCCTGGATCTGGTCGCCCTAACTGGACATGGGATAACGGTCGCAAAGCTGGCGCTTACCAAAGAAACGACGGCTCCATGACTCAACAAGAGACAGCCGCTCAATACGCTCAAGCCCATTACAACAACTTCGGCAAGAGGGAAGGCCGGAAGATGCACGAGCGTAAGGATGACACTTACGAGAAGCAGATTCGCGCTGTAGATGCCGGTGGTAGCTCCGGTAGCAAGTCCAGTGGAAGTAGCGGTGGAGGCAGTCAAAGCGGTCAGATGAATGCCCAACTTGCTGCAATGATTAAGTCATTAGCGGAGTTGAACACAGGCTTGAATGAAGAGAATATTACTCCGGAACAGGCTGCCGAAAACGCCCAGCAAACAAATACTGTTCTCACTAATTATTTAGATACTGAGAGCAAGAAGAAGAAGAAGTCCTTTCTTCAGTCTATAGGAGATTAATCATGGCAATTTTTGGAAGCAACCCTAATAAAGACTACTCCCAACAGGGATCAATCACCGGCGGATACGAGAACACCTACAAGGTAAATCCTGGTCCCATTGGTGGCGTCAACATCTATAAGACAAAGAACGGAACTCGCGGTCTGCATGGCATGGACGGTGGATGGTACGAGAAGGAAGCCGGTTCCGGCAAGTTCTATAAGTCATCCGGTCGCGATTGGGTGCAGGTCGAAGACTACAACTCCAAACCAAAGGAAGAACCTAAGCCAAAGTCTTCTAGTGGAGGAGGCAGTAGTGGCGGTGGCGGTAACAGTGGCGGGAACTCTGGTGACCGAACACCAAACTATGGGACCACCAACCCTCAACCTGGAAATACAGGCTCCCAAGGATTGGACGCTACAACCAAGGCACTCATGGACATGGTAACTGCTCTAACCGCTTCAATCGCCAACATTGGCTCCACTCCAGCAGCGGATGCAGCAGATGTTAGCGCCCCTGCTGCTGATGCAGGAATTGGTGGAACCGTTCTTGGAGGTGGGTATGACGCCACAAAAGAAAAGAAAAAGAAATCTTACCTCACACCTATATCGGTTGGCTAAATGGATAAAAAGGAATACGCAAAGAAGCTTGTAGATCGTCATCGCAAGATGATATCTAACAAGTCAAATTGGATGTCACTCTGGGAAGAGATTGCAGAGTATGTAATCCCTGCGCGTCAAGGGTTTGTTACAAAGAAGACTAAAGGCTCATATCGTGGTGAGCGCGTGTTTGACTCCACCGCAATGCACGCTAACGCAATGTTGGCATCTCATATGCACTCTTCATTGACAAGCCCAGCAGCCCCTTGGTTCTCCATGAAGTATGACGATGGAGAGCTTAATCAGGCTGATGACGCAATGGAGTGGCTGGAGGATTGCACCGGAAGAATGGGAGCTGCGTTTAGCGACTCAAACTTTTCCACTCAAGTCTCAGAGATGTACAACGATCTATGCGCCTTCGGTACTGGCGCGATGTTCGTAGAAGCAGCAACTCAAACCAACCAGTTCAAACTCCAGTTCCACGCCCTTCATCTTGGTAGCATCTGCATCGCCGAAAACGTAGATGGCATGGTAGACACCGTTTACCACAAGCGGATGATGACCGCCAGACAGGCAGTTCAACGCTGGCCTGACGCTGCAAAGATGGACAAGATTGAACACGCAATGGAGCATAATCCTGATAAGGAATTCTCATTCCTTCACTGCGTTATGCCAAACCCAAAACATCAACCTGACAACCCTTTACCAGACCCAAAGTTCCGCAAGTACATTGCTTACTGGTTGGCTATTGAGGACTGTGAGATTGTTGAGGAGAACGGCTACTACGAGATGCCTTACCTTGTACCTCGATGGGGTAAGGTCACTGGTGACTTGTATGGCTACGGTCCTGGTATATTAGCAAGGGCTGATATACGAACAATCAACTCTGCCAAACGTCTTGAGTTAGCTGCGTGGGAGAAGTCTATTGACCCTCCAATCATGGCTTCAGCAACAGGCATCATTGGTGACTTACATCTTGAGCCAGCGGGTCTTACCTTTGTACGTGACATGCAGTCACTTGCGCCTTTAACTCAGTCAACCCAATGGCAAGCAGTTCAAATCAAGTCAAACGAACTGAAGGAAAACATCCAGTCTATTTACCTGATTGACCAGCTCCAGCTCGGTCCTCAAAAACATAATACAACTGCTACTGAGATTGAAGTCCGTTACCAAATGATGAACCGTGTGCTTGGTCCTACGATGGGTCGGCTACAGCAGGAGTTCCTTAACCCTCTGATCGAGAGAGTGTTTGGAATTATGTTCCGCACAGGTCAATTTGAGGAAGCACCAGACTCCTTGAACAATGACAAGGTAGACATAGAGTACCAAGGTCCTCTAGCTCGCAATCAACGTATGGAAGATGCACAAGCCATTGAACGACTCTTTGGTTTGGCAGCACAGTGGGCGCAATTGGACGCCAGCGCTCTTGACATCATCGATGTTAACGGTGCAATGCGGATTCTCGCAGAACGCTATGGAGCACCTGCTAAAGCCCTTAAGGGTGAATCGGAAGTAGAAGACGCGCAAGAGCAGAGAGCAATGCAACAAGCAGAGCAAGAGCAGATGGCAATGGAGCAAAGTCTTGCACAGACACAAGCAACTCAAGCCGGAGGGATGAAGGACATCGCAATGGCTAATGCACAAGGAGGGGTGATTTGATTTCTGACTATGTTGAATACAAAGACGGAGGCTTGTATTGGAAGAAGACTACAAGCAATCGCGCAAAAGTTGGTGGCAGGGTTGGATGCGTTGG